CAGATGGTGCGATGACCACAAAGACGGCATCAGGATCCGATTCGACATTCTATGCAGACGGAATGTGGTTCAACAATTCACAGACCGATTATGCGTTGTTTGGCGGTGCTTGCTGCAACGGGCTGGTGTGCGGTGCGTTTGCGTGTGCTCTGAACGACCCTCTTTCGGTTGCTGATTGGGGCCATGGCGCTGCCCTTTCTTATCATGGATAAGGTCGAAAAGGCATAAAATAAGTAATTCGGACGGCAATCATTACGGTTGCCGTCCTTTTTATAGGGTTTTGTATTGCGACAATTGACGGTAATTGCAACAACAGGCTGAAATGCGGTACGTTTACGTGTAATCTGAACAACACTCTTTCGAATGCTAATTGGAACAATGGCGCTGCCCTACTTATCGTATAGACGGAACAGAAAACAAAATGCAATACATCATCCTTACCACTTGGTAAAAATTAAGTCGCAAAAAGTCGGTTCAGTAGTTCATCGAAAGACCGACAGACGATAAGAAAAACTTAACGAATACAAAGAAGGTTAAAACATGAAATCATTCAATCATCTGTATGAACAGTTGATATCGGAAGACAACATCCGTCTTGCAATTCAATTGTCTTCCAGGGGTAAAAGAAGCCGAAAGGACGTACAAGAATATTTTGAAAATCCTGATAAACACATCGTTCCAATTCAAAACATGGTCGCACACTATAAAAATGCGAATCATGTGCCTGTTGAAATCTACGACGGTATTTCACGGAAGAAACGCACAATCATCGTTCCAAAATACCGTGAACAAATTGTTCATCATATGTTGGTCAATGTCCTGAAACCATTGATGCAACGGTCGATGTATTACCATTCATACGGTTCGTTGCCTGGTAAGGGTGGACACCGTGGAAAGAAGTACATTGAACGTTGGATACGCACCGACAAGGAAAACACACGTTATTGTCTGAAGATGGACATCCGGAAGTATTTCGATTCCGTATCACACGACGTTGTGAAGGATCAGATGCGACGGATGATACACGATGAAGAATTCCTTCGTGTTCTGTTCGAAGTCATTGACGTGAACGACAAAGGTCTTCCACTTGGTTTTTACACGTCACAATGGCTTGCAAATTGGCATCTGACGTGTCTTGACTACTACATCAAACAAGACCTTGGTGCAAAGTATTATATGCGTTATATGGACGATATGGTGATATTCGGTTCAGATAAAGCGGAATTGCATCGAATGAAGAACGAAATCCAACAGTACCTTGTCACACGTCTTGGATTGACGTTGAAAGACAATTGGCAAGTGTTTTGTGTGGATTGTCGTGCATTAGATTACATGGGATTCCGTTTTTATAGAAACAAGACAACACTTCGAAAGTCGATTCTGATGAAAGCCTTCAGGAAGGCACGGAAGGTCGGAAGAAAAGACAAGATGACCTTGCACGAAATACGGCAGATGATGTCATATTTCGGATGGTTGAACGTCACGGACACGTATAATGCGTACGTTCAATACATCAAGCCTTTCTTCAACTTTCAGTACGGCAGACGAAGAATATCAAACCATGAAAGGGGTGCAAACTATGGTAAGAGTAGAATTCAAGTGGGTTGAAGGCTTTCAGGAAGAAAGACCGTTGGCAATTGACCTGACATCGTCCAAGTGCGGTGTGTACCTTCGTCAGAACTTCAAAATTGTGAACAATGAAGACCGTTCCGGTCAACATTGGAAGTATCAGGAAGCCTTTCTGACATTGGAAGAATACCAGGAATACGTCAATGAAAAGGAAGGTGTCGTTCTGACAACCATCATGAAGACCTTGACAGATATTCAGCTTCAGATTGATGACCTGACACCGGAAACCGAAGATGAAGACGAAGACTTGGTATGATCAGAAAGGGGTGAAGACGTATGAATCATAGTCAATTATTTTACAAACTGTTGGAACAGTGGGAATTGAATTATATTACCATTGAAACACTTCGTGGTCGTGTTGAACTTGGAAAAAGGAAACCATCGAAAGGGATTACCGAAGAAGAATTCTTCGAAATCACCGGTGAAGAATACTGATGTCTGAAGGTGTAATCGTTGCGTTGATTGGTTGTTGTGCAACCGTCATTGGATCCGTTCTGACATTCATATTCGAAATCAAGAAATTGCGTGTGGAACAAGCCAAGTACCAGGAAGAAGTTCGTGAAAGTCATCAGAAACAGTTCGATGAACTGAAGGACACCGTGAACGACAAGGTTGGTGGTTTGGAAGATTCCATCAAGGAAATGAAGTTCGAATATGAAAAACAGACAGCGTTGACCACGGAAAAGCTGTCACAGTTGGAAAAGAAACAGGACAAGCACAACAATCTGATTGAAAGGATGTATGCAGCCGAAAAGGACATTGAAGTCCTGAAGAACCGTGAAAAGGTGTCGGAACATCGTCTTGAAGACCTTGAAGGCAAAGATTGAAGGTGAATATCTTATGGAAAACAAAAACCAAAAACCGAAGCGGTTTTCGGTGACCTGGACAAAGAACATCACAAGGATCCTTTTGATAATAGGTGTCATCGGTGGGATGACACCTTTTATCTTGTCATTACTTGACAAGGATCCATGTTCTGAAATGGGTATCGCATGGGTGACGGAAATTGTTGCCGTTGCACTTGGATACTTCGTTCGTGGGTTCAAGGACACCAAGGAATCCGAAAAGGTTCGTTTATTGGAAAGCGGAATTGAATATTCTGAAGAATTGAAGGGGTGACAAATATGGAATGGTTGATTGATAATTGGTTCATTTTGGTTGGTGTATTGGCAATCGTGGTGTTCGTTGTGGTGTACTGTTGGAAGTTCACCGGAATGCCCACAGACGAACAGATTCGATGTGTCAAGGAATGGTTGAAGTATGCCGTTGCAATGGCTGAAAAGGAACTTCAATCAGGAACAGGACAATTGAAACTTCGTCTTGTTTACCAACGATTCATTGAAACATTTCCGGCAATCGCAAAAGTCGTGTCGTTTGAAGTATTTTCCGAATGGGTTGACGATGCACTTGTGTGGTTGAATGACCAGCTTTCACAGAATAAGAACGTGAAGAATCTGATTGAAAGCGGAAATGAAGGTGAATCATGATACTGACGTTGTTTCTTGGTGTTTTGGGTGGTTTCATTCTTGGAATCATCATGGCAATACTTGGTGTTGCCGAATTAGAACGTTATATGAAAGAAATGCAAGATGAAGAAAGGGGTGTCGGAAATGGCAAGTGCAGCACAAGTGAAGAAATTCATTGAAACCATTGCACCGATGATCGTTAAATGTGCAAAAGAACGTGGATACAAGATTGCATCCACCGTCATCGCACAGGCTTGTTGTGAAAGTGCATTCGGAACGTGTGCATTATCACCATATCACAACTACTTCGGTATGAAGTGCGGTTCAGCTTGGAAGGGTGCTTCGGTCAACATGAAGACCAAGGAAGAATACACACCAGGCACGTTGACATCCATCAAAGACAATTTCCGTGCATATTCTTCAATGGAAGAAGGTGTGAAGGGATATTTCGACTTCATATCGGCAAAAAGATATGCCAATTTGAAGACGGCAATCACATACAGACAGTATGCGGAATTCCTGAAGGCTGATGGATACGCAACTTCATCCACATATGTGAACACTTTATGCACAATTGTGGAAAAGTACAATCTGACACAGTACGATGATTTTTCCGTGAATGTGACACCGGTCACACCGATTCAGACACAGAAAGCACCGTTTGTTGTTGGCAAGAACTACAAACTGAAGTATAATATGTGGGTTCGTTCATCTGCAAACGGTCAGAAACAGCCGTGGTCGAAGCTGACAAAGAACGGTCAGAAAGTATCCATCAGACAATCTGACGGAACAGCCGTAATGAAGAAAGGCACAATCATCACTTGTCAGGATGTCATGACCGTTGCGAACGGTGGTGTTTGGGTGAAGTTTCCTTCCGGTTGGGTTTGTGGCTTGGATCCGGACGGTACACAGTACCTTGGTTGATGCTGACGAACTTTACACAAAAGTGACACAAAAGTGGTCGCAAGGCTTGATTTTACGTGCTTGTATGTTATGCAAGAGATAATTTTATACGATGTTTTGAAATCCCACGAATGCGGAAAAATACCGTGTTCGTGGGATTTTTCTTTTATCTGAAATTCTGCTGCAATCTGACAAAATCTGTTCAATGTGACACAAAAGTTACACAAAAGAATCACAAATAAAAGGTGTCTTATGTAAGACATTCAAAGTCTTATGTAAGACACCAAAATCATTGTAAATATGCGATTATTCCCTTTCTTGCTTCCAGCTTCGTTCGTGCCTTCAGGATGTGACCATCGTCAAAGGTGATAACGTATCCGTCGTGCATATTTCCGACGATTGACCGGATGTGTTCTTTGTTCTTGTCTGCAATCTGCATCGAATCGAACATTCCAAGTTGGTCTTGTCGCATCAGGTCAACAATGTATGCAGACAGTGACATTCCTTTTTCGGATGCACGTGCCTTGAAGATTTCCTTCATTCCCTTCGGAAGTGCGATGTTGATGCGTTCATAATGGTCACGATTGAACTGATTCTTGTATTCTGTACGTTCCATACAATGTCAATCCTTTCAGTTGGGTTTCTGTTGGGGTGGTTTGGGTTACAGTTGGGATGATTATATCCGATTGATTGCATCCAACAGTATCGACATATCAATGTGCGTGTACACGTTTTCGGTGACACCTTTTCCGGCATGACCAACAATCTTCCGGATGATGCGGTCATCGACACCGACTTCCGTCATCCGTGAAATGAACGTGTGCCTTGTGTCGTGTGGAAGGTGGTCGTGCTTCATTCCGATGTGGTCAAGCACCTGGACGAAGTATGCATCACGGAAGTTGTGGTCTTCCAAGTGCTGACCATCAGTTGTGGTGAAAATGTATTCAGATTGCACATTTCTGTTCAAAAACTGTTCGAAATATGTCAGTATTCTGTCATGTATTGGTACATTTCGGATTCCGGCTGGTGTTTTGGATTTCGTTATACTGAAGAATCGTTCTTCCAAGTGGACATCTTCTTTCTTCAGGTCACGAAGTTCACCTTGACGGACACCGGAATACAACATGATCAGAATGATTTTGACATAGTCGTTTGTATCAGACCACTTCCACAATGTGTCGATTTCGTCACTTGTGAACGGATTTCGGTCGATTTTATTCGGATTTTTGTCTTTATACTGACGAATATCGACATATTGTGCCTGATTATTGTCAGTAATCTGATTTTTTCCGCACCATTTATACAACATATGAAACAACAAAAGCACCTTTCGAAGTGTGGGATAATTCTTTCCGGATGTATCAATGACGTTCTGAAGTTCCTGATATCTGATATTCACGAATGGTCTGTCCGTTATGGATCCACACACCTTGAATGCTGCATTGTATGATTGAATGTTGGATTTCGACATTGATGGATATGCTTCATCAGACCATCGTTCGAAGACTTCACCAAACGTGATGGTTGCAGAATCAATGTCATATGGATGTTTGTGATATTCTGTCAGATGCATCAAGGCATCTTCGTATGTTGGGAAATATCCGACAACTTCATAATTACGGATGACACGTTCGTTTTCCACGTCCAAGGTCTTTCCAACACAGACACGGACACGATACGGATTCCGTCGTTTACCTGGAAGACGTGATATGTTTCCAAAGTTGTTCGGCAGACGTTTGAATTTTGACATAGAACATCAATCCTTTCAATTGTCAGACCTTCCAAGGATTGATATAATAGAAAAGGAAGTATGTTCAATCGTTGGATGGTTCGGTTGGATGTATTTACATGACGGATTCGATGGTCGCAACATCGGATCCGTTTTCTTTTTAATTACACATCATATTACAGTTGATTACACATCAAAAATTACACATGAAAGTCAGTATTTTCAAAGGAAATTACACTAATTACACATGATTTTGACTTCTTTATAATTGAAGTAAATTTCATCGTCATACGACGTTAAAAAGTAATATATAGTAGTATAGGAAATATGTGTAATATGTGTAATCATGTGTAATTTTTGAAATCATAATAAATCACATTACCTTCCTTCCGGCAGAAGGATCCCTTTTTACATATTCTTCCAGCCGTGTCAGTTCTTCGACACGTTTGAATGCTGCCTTTCTGCCTTCTTCATTCAATGTCAGGTACAATTTGACAATTCTGTATGATTCCCTTCCATAACACTTCGACATCAGGTCACACAGTTTTGCTTCGTTGGTAAGCTGTTCCATGTTTGGTGGTGTCGGATCATCTGTCAGACCAAGAAGATAATTCGGATTGCAATTGAAGATGTCCGAAAGCACGGCAACCTTTTTCGAAGACGGCTTGCACCGGTCATTCAACCATTGTGACACGTTGGATTTCGTGATGTATCCGTTCGACCTGGTGACGATGTCAACAGCCTGAAGAAGATTTTCGTCCATCATGTGTTGCAAACGTCGGCTGAAATCGTTCATGTACACACTTCCTTTCTTATTTATATTGTGCCTTCATTATATACATTTCTAAACATATTTTCAAGAAAAGTTTAGAAATTGATTAAAAAAGTGTTGACAAGTATCGAAAACTATACTATCATTCAGTTATCGGTTTACAAAACGATACTAAAACACAAGAAAGGAAGGTTCATTGAATGGCAAGACTTTTGAAAATCATTGATGATTACCGTTCAGGTAATATCGACACATTCGAAGTACAACGTGCAATCGACGTTGGTCTGATGTCCGGTGAAATTGACGATGAAGAATACATGAATTTGATGGATATGATAAATGATTAAATATCTTTCATTGTTCAGTGGCATCGGTGCATTCGAAAAGGCAATGCAGAATCTTCGGATCCCTTACGACTTGGTTGGATATTGTGAAATAGACAAACACGCATCGAAAAGTTATTCGTTGATTCATCACGTGCCTGAATCCAAAAATTTCGGTGATATCACCAAGATTGACGAAACAAAGCTGCCAAAAGACATCGACTTCATTTCTTACGGATTCCCTTGTCAGGACATTTCCATTGCCGGAAATCTGAAAGGATTCGAAGATGAAGAAGGAAACAAGACAAGAAGTGGTCTGTTCTTCGATGCCTTGCGGATCATAACACACACACACAACCACAATTTGCGATTGCGGAAAACGTAAAGAATCTGACATCCGCACGATTCAAGAAGGAATTCGACATAGTCCTTCGTTCGCTTGAAGAAGCCGGATACAACAATTATTGGAAAGTGCTTGATGCTTCAGATTACGGAATACCACAACATCGTGAAAGGGTGTTCATTGTGTCAATCAGGAAGGATGTTGACCACGGTCTGTTCAAATTTCCGGATCCGATGGAACTGAAGACCAAGATGATTGACCTTCTTGAAGATAAGGTTGATGACAAATACTTCTTGTCGGAAGCGATGTGGGATTATTGCCTTGGACGTGGTGCAAAGAAAACCAAGTTTCCAAGGAAGGAACGATTCTTGTCAAACATCAATAGACCGAACCAAGATGTTGCAAACACCATCAACGTGACACCTGGAACGAATCCGGTGGACAACTTCATCAAACTTCGGAACGGACACGTCACCTTCGAAGATTTTACCGAAGAAACGGAATTGAAGTTCCTGAAGATAAAGGAAGCAACGAAGAAAGGATACACGGAAGCATATGAAGGTGATTCAGTGAATCTGTCGTATCCGAACAGCACAACAAGACGTGGACGTGTTGGACACCAGGTCGCACAAACGTTGACAACGTCACCGATGATGGGGGGGGGTTGTCATGAAGGACGATGAACTGATGATCCGAAAGCTGACACCGAAGGAATGTATGCGGTTGACCGGATTCACCGATGAAGATTGGCAATCACTTGTTGATGGTAAGGTGTCAGACACACAGATATTCCATGCAGCCGGTAATTCAATCGTTGTTGATGTGGTTGAATGCATTTTATGTCAGATTTTTGATGAAAACGATGAAATATGGCTATGAAAGGACGTAAAGAATGGAAATAAAGTTTGATTTTTCAATGCTTCGTGGAAAAATCCGTGAAGTATGCGGAAGTGAATTGAAGTTTGGTGATGCGATGGGTTGGTCACAGACAACGTTATATGCAAAACTGAATGGTCAGGTTGATTTCAAGCAATCAGAAATCCTTCGTGCTTGCGACATCCTTGACATCATGACGGAATTCATACCGGTATATTTTTTTACCGTGAAAGTATCGAATTCTAAACTTGAAGAAGGTGATGAAGATGAAAGTCTTTAATGTTCCGGTTGCCGTTGCAGCCAAACTGATGAACAAGAATGTGGAATTTCTGTATATGGGATTGCAACAAGGGATTTTCCCTTTCGGATATGCGGTCAAGACTTCCAGCAAGTATTCATATTTCATCAGTTCGGTGAAATTCGAAGAATATACCGGAATCAAGGTGAATGAACATGAAACTGTTTGAACATCAAAAAGAAGCACTTTTGAAAACTGAAAATCAAAACCGTGTCGCATACTACTATGACATGGGTTTGGGAAAGACCTTCATCGGATCCGAAAAGGTGAAAGCACTTGGAAGTAAAACAACGTTGGTCATCTGTCAGAAATCAAAGGTTGAAGATTGGGTTGAACATTTCCGTACGAATTATCCGGAATTCAGAACATTCGACCTGACAAACGACAAGACTTTGAAAGTATTCCTGGAAGGAAATTGGAAACGCAACGAAGGAAGACCGGCAGATCCGATGATTGGGGTTATCAATTATGACCTTGTATTTCGTCGAAATTTGGACGAATTACGTGATTTCACATTGATGTTGGATGAATCACAGCTAATCCAAAATGAAACGGCAAAACGGACGAAATACGTGCTAAAAATGACACCTTCCAACGTGGTCTTGTTATCAGGAACACCGACATCCGGAAAGTACGAAAAGTTGTGGACACAACTTCACCTTCTTGGTTGGGAAATATCCAAGGACGCATACTTCCGGTCATATGTCGAAACGGAATGGATTGAAGATGGTTCGACCGGATTCAAACGTGAAGTGGTGGTCGGATACAAGAACACAGACCGATTACGTCGGAAACTTGCTGACCACGGTGCAATCTTCATGAAGACCGAAGAAGCCTTCGACCTTCCGGAACAGACAGAAATCAATCTGTATGTGAAGCCGACAAAGGAATACTTCGAATTCATGAAGGAATCCATTGTCACCACAAAGGACGGAATCGAACTTGTCGGTGATTGCATCCTGACGAAGATGTTGTATGCACGTCAGTTGTGCGGTCAGTACAACGAAGACAAGCTGCAAGCCTTCCAAGACCTGATTGAATCCACCGAAGAACGGATCATCGTGTTTTACAACTTTTATGAAGAATTGTATGCGATGTACACGGTCATCGGTGATAGACCAAGGTCAGTTGTGAACGGTCAGTTCAAAGACCTTCACGCATACGAAGATGAAGACAATTCCATCACGTTCGTACAGTATCAATCCGGTGCGATGGGTTTGAACCTTCAGAAAGCACACATCACAGTGTATTACACATTGCCGTTCGGCAAAGGAAGTTGTGCGTTGTGGGAACAATCAAAGAAACGTACGCACCGTATCGGTCAGAACAACAATTGCCTTTATTACTACTTATTGGCACGGAAAACCATCGAAGAAAGAAACCTGGACAACCTACGAATAGGAAAGGAATACAATGATTACCTTTTTGAAGCGGATTTTGGACAGACTTGAAAATCCAAGAAGACACACAATCAAAGAAAACATCATCAGTGCATTGATTGGTATCGCAATCGGTCTTCCGATTTCAATATATGCCGTCAATCATCGTTCACCGGCAGCAGACCTTCGACCGGATCCTGAAATTTATCCGGTTGTGATTATAGGTGAAGACAACGTCGGAATCAATACGCAAGATGTCGGAACAACGTCGGAATCAATCGAAATGTTCATCCATACACAGAACGTTGACAAGTGTTTCCGATATCTGACACCTGAAGAATACACGGTGTTGGCACATTGCGTTGAAGCTGAAGCCGGAAATCAAGACGTGTACGGAAGACAGCTGGTCGTTGATGTGGTTTTCAATCGTGTGGATTCAGATGAATTCCCTGACAACGTGATTGATGTCATATACCAGGAACATCAATTTGCGGTGGTCACAGATGGAAGAATCGACAAAGTCACACCATCTGAAGACACATACAAGGCAATCGACCTTGAATGTGACCTTCAGACAAACACCGAAGTGATGTACTTCAGTGCGGAAGGTTATCTTCCATACGGTGAACCGTGGGAAAAGGTCGGTGATCATTATTTCTGCAACGGAAAGGAAGAACAATGAACGAAACACAGTTCAAAAAGAAAGTCGAACAGTTCTTGAAGGATGAAGGCATATGGTACGTCAAGTATTGGGCTGGAATCGCAAAGGATGGAAACAATTATACGAAATCAGGCATTCCGGATGTGATTGCGTGTGTACACGGTCACTTCTTCGGAATTGAACTGAAGGTTCATCCGAACAAACCAACGAAACTTCAGGAATACAACATCCGAAAGATTGAAGAATCTGACGGAATCGCAATGGTCTTGTATCCGGAAGACTTCGAAACATTCAAGAACTTATGTCGAAAGATTGTACCAACGGTCAAGACGGAATCCAAAAGGTTTCCGATTGATATACAAAAACCATCCAACAAAGAAAGGAAGTAAGAGTATGCCAAAGAAAACAACACCAGCACCTACAAACGAAGCACCGGCAACCAAGACCGAAGAAGTGGTCAAGGATGCCGAAACCAAGGAAGAAAAGGTCGAAAAGTGGGATCCACAGACCGTCACAACCACACTGTCCAATGGAACGACAATCAAGTGTGTTGACGTGTTCCGTGATGCCTTACTTGACACCAAACGTGAAGGAATCAAAGACCTTCTTCAGTACATTCAGGAAATCGGATTCCTGGAAGCACCTTGCAGCGGTGGAAATCACTTGTGCAAGAAAGGTGGTCTTCTTGAACATTCCGTCAACGTGTTCCTGAATGCCGAAAGAATCGGTCTTGCCTTACTTGGTGAAAAGGCATATGAAGAAATCCGTGATTCCATCGCAATTGCAGCACTTCTTCATGACCTTGGAAAAGTCGGTGACTACGGCAAACAGATGTATGTTGACAACGTTCTGAAGTCCGGCAAGGTGTCCGAAGCAAAACCGTTCAAACGCAATCCGGATTTATCTGCCGTACCACACGCAATCAGGTCGGTCAAACTTGCAACACTGTTCGTTGACCTTACTGAAGACGAAGAATGGGCAATCTTATGTCATGACGGTCTGTACGACTACATGAAGTACGACTTGAAAGGCAAGGAAACACCACTTCAGATGATCATTCATTGGGCTGATATGTGGGCAAGCCACGTTCAGGAAGGCGGTTCGGATGACGGAAAGGCTGGTGAAGAATAATGTCAAACGGTGTCATCATCACGGCAATCATCTGTCTGACAATCGTTGCCGTGTCATTGATAAGCAAAGATAACAAGAAGAACAGAAAGGACGAAGACTAATGGCAAACAAAATTTTGATCATGGGTGAAAGTGGAACAGGAAAGTCCACTTCAATGCGAAACTTCGGATCCGATGAAATTGCAATCGTGAATCCGGTTGGAAAACCACTTCCGTTTCGTGGAAAGTTCGACACCTTGAACGGTGCGACGGAATCAAGAAAAATCACACAGTTCATGGACAAGGCTGTTGCAGATGGAAAGAAGGTCATCGTTGTTGATGATTTCCAATACATTCTGTCAGTTCCTTACATGAACCGAATCAAGGAAGCCGGTTGGGATAAATGGAACGACTTCGGTGACAACTACTTCACCATTTTGAACCACGTGAACGAAATGCCTGAAGACGTGAATGTGTACTTCCTTACACATACGGAAACACTTGAAAACGGCATCACGACAATCAAGCTGATTGGAAAGTTGCTTCGTGAAAAGATTACAATCGAAGGTCTTTTCACCATCGTTCTTCAGACACAGGTCAACGAAGGCAATTACTACTTCTTGACACAGAATTCCGGCAAGAACACCGTCAAGTCACCAATGGGAATGTTTCAGGATTATTCCATCGAAAATGACCTGAAGTTCGTGGATGATGTCATCCGCAATTACTACGGAATGGACGGTGCAAAGTCTGATGATGAAATCAAGGCTGAAACCGAAACCAAGGCTGGTGACGTGGAAAAGCCACGTGCAAGAAAAGGTCGCAACGCAAGACACGACGATGAAGTGCATCAGAAAGCCGAAGAAGAAATGAAGCTGCATGAAGAAGCACTTGAAAACGTCGCAAACGGACGTGAAGAAGTACCGTTCGATGAAGTTGTTGCCGAAGAAGAA